ATGTTTCAGAGCCTGCTCAAAGATATATTGCATGATGGCACCTTTGCCCTTAAATGTCCTCTTACCTGTTGAAATAGGCTGCTTATTTTGTGCTGCCATCTTCGGGTTCCTTCCTTTCTTTGAAAAGGGACTTGATCTTGGTCGTTAATAAGGCATCCTTTAAACGGGATTCACTAACAAACTGTAGAGTTGGTTTACGAAGTGGCGATGTGAGTTGCCTCAGCACCGTTGGGGCTTCTTGGTCCCAACTCCATGTATGTGGCATCCTTCCCATGTTCTTAAATAAGTATCTGTAAGACTCTTCTGATAAGTAGTATTTTGAATTTAACAACCACTTCCAGAATTTTCGACGGTCCTTGTAGGTGTATTCGTGTGTTTCTTTAGGCGAAAGCCAAGAATACAACACGGCACGGCCTACAGGAGTACGTTTACGAATCTGAGAGTTTAGGTATGTATCCAAAGATGCTTCCTTAGGAGAGATACTGCCCGATGGAGAGGTAATGTTGATTAAGTTACCACCAGGGTGGCAGTAAAATAATTGTCCTACACCTTCAATAAGCGGAGAATATACTGACTTGGTCGGTTCTATTTTCCCTCCCAAACTTTCTATTACATCCACATATCTCTGTTCAACTATGGCTCCATCTTCCTTGCTGTTACAGGCGAAAACGATATCGTCTCCACATATAGAAAACAAACTATTAGTGGTAGCGACAGCGTATTTTGCACAGACGTAATGGGCGAGCTCAAACATTGGGAAACTTATATATAATCCCATAGGTTGACCGTTGCTATAATGATTCTTACGAATTCTCTCCGACTTAAGACCAAAGTCTTTAGGTCTATAGTAGAAAGGTAATTCTAAGAAATCGAAGTAGTTGCGGGGAACACCCATTCGAACAAGGATTGATATTTGAAAATCACGAGAGAGGCGGTCCGTGGCTTGACTTTGATCTAGGGACATCATGAATTTGGTAGGAGAATATAACTTAATAAACTCCTCCATTTTCTGTTGATTTCCCGAAGCGATCTCTGGCAAGGTCCATAGATACTCTCTTAGATAATCAGCCAGGCGTTTCGTACGTAACTGGAGTTCCCAGTGACCAATTAATATGGTTCTTGGTTTACCCTTATCAGGTACAACTGACAAACGTCCGAGCGAATCAGCCAGTGGGACAGACCACAAGGTTGTATTATGCCTTGTTCTTTCCACTCGAACCATCTTGTTCATAACATCTAAGTCTGGAGATCCCATAGGTCCTTTAACCGTCTCGCCTCCGTCAATTGCATGTACTGAATTAACAAGTACAGCCTTGGTGTAGGTAAGAGCAGATTTAGGAATCTTAGGTAAATCAACATACAAAAGAAGTTTCTGAACATCACTTTCATTTAATGTGATTCTAGGTGGTTCTATGACTGAAGATAGAGATCCAATGGAAGGTTTATATAGCTTATAAGAGGTCAAGATAGCTAGAAGATGTCTAATAATCTTAAAATTCTTTGAATAATAGGCATCAACAAGTTTCTTGAATAAAGGATAGTTAGGGATACTAAACCCTCTGTAGAATCGCTTGGTTATCCAGGGAGATGAATAATTCTGGTCATGCATGAGAATTTTAAGAGCCCAAATACGAAGGGCCTTCATGCGTTTGACCGTATTTTCATAACCTTCTTGTTTAAGCCAACGTTCCAAGGGTATGCCCAACCTGTCAAGTTTGATAGCATAGGGGATAGTTACTATTTGATGGCCAATCTTAATCTTGCGATTGACCCCCCACAGCTTGCTTAGATTGATCATTCGTGCCGTTCCTTAATAAGGACGTGTTCGAGGGTCGTCTAAAGCGCCATACCGTATACACG